CGACGGCGAAGTGGTCCTCTTGAACAGCATCGATCTCAACGGCGTCGTGCCGTCCGAAATTCAGCTCATTCCCTTCGGCGTGCTCAATACGCCCAAGTATGGGAAACTTGTCGTGGATGATGAATCGCTGACATCCATCATGTCCGCCCGCGGCATGCAAAAGAACGACAGCGTGGTCGACTATGAGCACCAGACCTTTGCCGATCCGCCGGTCGTTTCTCCGGCAGCCGGCTGGCTGAAGCCGTATATCAACAAAGGCAAAGAGGGCGTATGGGCGCCCATCGACTGGACCGAGAAGGCGAAACAACTGATAGCGGGCAAGGAATATCGCTACTTCTCGCCCGTCACGCTCACGCGTAAATCCGACGGCAAGGTCATGGCGATTCTGGGCGGCGGGCTCACCAACATGCCGAACATCGACGGCATGGTCCCGCTCACCAATAAACAGGTAGCCGCAGGCTTCAGCCTGCGCGAAGTTCAACCCCACAAGGAGGAACCACAGATGAAAAAGCTCTTGAAGCTGCTCGGCCTGACCGAGACGGCGACGGAAGATGAGGCCGTTGTCGCGTTGAACAAGCTCATCGAGACCGGGAAGACGTCCGAGACGGTCATCGCCGTGAACAAGGCGGTCGTCGAGGCGCTGGGCCTCAAGCCGGAGGCGACCGCTTCCGAGCTCACGGGCACCATCCTGGCCATGAAACAGACCCACAGCCAGCACGGCACGCTGGCCCAGCAGGTCGCGGACCTGACGGCGAAGAACGCCGAGCGCGACGCCCTGGAGATGGTGGCCAACGCCATGAAGCCCGACGACAAGGGCATGGTCAAGGTCCTCCCGGCGAACAGGGACTGGGCGCTCGACTACGCGAAGAAGGACCCCAAGGGCTTCGAGGTGTTCGTGAACAAGACCCCGGGCGTACTGCTCACCGGCAGGGTCGCGGGCGAGGAGCGGGGCGGCGGGTCCGGGCAGCTCGACGAGGTCACGCTTCAGGTCTGCAAAGCCTTCGGCAACAAGCCCGAGGACGTGCAGAAGAACATGGTCGCAGCGTAGAAGCGTGGAAGCGTGAAAGCGTAGAAGTGTAAAAGCGGAAAGGCCGTTTCGCATCAACGCATTCACGCATTTACTGATTCTCCGCATTTACACACCTAATCAAGGAGGAATTTGATATGGCACTATCAAGCGACAGGGACACTCCCCGCAGGGACGGCAACCGGGTTACTCCGGGAGTCGGCGTCGGGGCCAAGATCTACGCGGGCTCGCTCGTGATGAAGAACGCGGCGGGCTACGCGGTCCCGGGTTCGGAGGCCGCGGGCTGCCTGGGTTTGGGCCGGGCGAACGAGACCGTGGACAACACCGCGGGGCAGAACGGCGACCTCACGGTCGACGTGGACAAGGGCGTCTTCCGGTTCAAGAACTCCGCTGACGCGGACCTGATCACCATCGCCGATCGCGGGAACGACTGCTTCATCGTGGACGACGAGACGGTCGCGAAGACCAGCTCCAACGGAGACCGCAGCGTGGCCGGCAAGGTGTTCGACGTCGATGCCGCCGGCGTCTGGGTGAAGTTCGAGTAGGCGCGGCTATCCGCGCCGCTCGTCAAACGGTATATCATTCTCGGCTTTTAAGGAGGAAACAATGAAAAGATTCGGGTCAATTCTCACCTGGCTGGTTCTGCTGGTGATCGCGCTCTGCGCCTTCTCCTTCGCTCCGGCCGCGATGGCCTCTCCCCTGGCCGCCGCATCCCTGCCGATGCCGCTCTTCGGCCTCATGATCGTGAACCGCGCAACGATCAACGCGATCTTCGTGAACCTGAAGACCACGTTCAACAACGCCTTCACGGCCGCCCCCGCGGTCTGGCAGAAGATCGCCATGCTCGTGCCCTCGACGAGCAAGACGAACGACTACGCCTGGCTCAGTATGTTCCCCAAGATGCGCAAGTGGGTCGGCGAGAAGGTCGTGAAGTCCCTCACCGCGTTCAAGTACTCCATCACCAACGACGACTGGGAGGCCACGGTCGAGGTGGACCGGAACGACATCGAGGACGACAACCTCGGGATTTACGCGCCCCAGGCGCAGATGGCCGGCTTCTCCGCCAAGCAGCTCCCGGACGAGATCGTGCTGGAACTCGTGAACAACGCGTTCGCCGCCAAGTGCTACGACGAACAGTACTTCTGCGACACGGACCATCCCGTGGGCAATGAAAGCACCGGCGGCCCGAAGAGCGTCTCGAACAAGGGCGTCGTGGTCCTGTCCTGCTCCACGCTCGCCGCGGCCCAGGCCTCCTTCGGCGCGGCCCGCACGGCCATGAAAAAGTTCAAGAACGACGACGGCCAGCCCCTGAACATCACGCCGGACGTCCTGCTCGTTCCGCCCGCGCTCGAGGACGTCGCGCTCGTTTTGCAGAACAACGAGCGGCTCGAGGACGGGAAGCAGAACCCGTACAAGGGCACGTTCACGACCGTGGTCGATTCGCGGCTCACGTCCGACACGGCGTGGTTCCTGCTCGATACCACCAAGCCCGTGAAGCCTTTCGTGTACCAGGAGCGGAAGGCCCCGGTCTTCGTGGAGCAGACCGACCCCCAGGCCGACGACGTGTTCATGAAGAAGAAGTTCAAGTTCGGCGCGGAAGCCCGCGCCGCCGGCGGCTACGGCTTCTGGCAGCTCTGCTTCGGCTCGACGGGAGCGGGAGCGTAGCCGACAACGTCGGCGGGTAGCCGCAGGCTTCAGCCTGCGTTTTCAAAATCCACATTCCCGCCGGGCTCCGGCCCGGCGGGTGGAGGTCCCATGGCACTGATCAAGGTCAAATCAAAATCCGACACCGGCTTCCGCAGGGCCGGCCGTCTCTTCACCAAGGATTTCTGCCCGCCCTTCGAGGCCGACGCAAAGACCCTTGCTCTCCTCGAGGACGAGAAAAGCCTCGTGGTAGAAAAAGTCGCTGCCGGGAAAACGCCGCCTCCTGGCGGAACGGAAGACAAGGACAAGAAGCCGACAACGGCGGCGGAGAAAAAGGCGCAGAGGTGAAGTCGGTTCTCCGCATTTACGCATCCACTCATTCACACGGTTCAAGGAGGAACCATGAAAAACCTTTTCAAAGTTCTTTTGATCGTCATGCTGGTCGTTTCGATTTCCGCGCTCGTGGTCATGGTATCGGGACCCCGGCCCGCGCAGGCGACCACCGCCAATCCTGCGCCCGGCCATGTGGAAGGTTACATGATGGTCCCGCTGCACATCAGCTCTATCGGGGCGACGAACGCCGGCATTGTGAAGTGGACGCAGTCCTGGCCGTGCCGCCTGGTCGGCATGAACGCGGCCGCGTTCAACAATACCGGCGACACGCCCACGCTCACACTCGATGTCACGAGCGACGGCACGAGCGTTCTGGCGAATGCGCTGCCCGTGGCCAAGGGCTCGATCAGCGCGGCGAACCTGGCGACATCTCCCAAGCTCGCGGACGAAAAGACCGTGTCCGTGAACGCCACGGTCGGCGCCGGGAACGGAACTGCTTCGTGGACCGATGTTTCGGTGATGCTGTACCTCAAATGTCAGTAGGGTAATTTCCGTTTGCGAAACATCCGCACCTTTCCGTAGCCCCTCCCTTGATGGGAGGGGTTGGGGAGGGTGAGGATGTCATCCGGACGTGGTTGTCCGGATCTGACGAGCAGCCAGAGGAAAATAAATAATGATCGTAACGCTCCCCAAAGCTCCTCCATCGCTCGACACGCTCGCCCTTACCTGGGCACAGGCCGAGATCCTTCGCGCAGCCGAAGGCTTGACCGTCGGTCAGCCGTACGCCATCACCCGGCGCGAGCGGTGGGCCAAGCCGTACCTGAACGGCCAGGGCTTCGGCCCCGATGAAGTGCTCGTAAATGTTGCCTCGGATGTCGACGCCTTCCCCGAGGACGGGTGGAGGAGCCTGTCCTATCCCCAGGACCGTATCAAATATCTCTTTAACGACCCCACCGGCGAGGGCGACCAGGGCCGCATCACGCAGCGCGAGGATACGACGAAGCACATCATCGTGGGCTGCGACTGGCGGCATAAACTGATGGCGCTGATCGAGAATGACAGTACATGGTATTCCGCGCTCGGGTCCATCGCGCCCATGCCGACGCCCGCTACATACGCGGACTTTTGGTGGGACTACAATGTTGCGTGTACGAAGACAGGGGATGTCATTACGCTAACCGGAACATTGTCCGCCCCGGAAAGGGCATTGTCCCCCGGACAGGTGCTCGCACTCTCCAACTTCGCATCGTGGGTAGGAGATATTCGAGCTACGGCCTTCAGCTTTGACGCGCAGACCCTCGTCTTCACCATGACGGCGGTAATGGTGGACGGAAACTATACCGGAGATGGGAACTACGGGATCGCCGCGCAGCACGGCGTTATTAAAGAAGAGCGGCTCATGTTCGAGAACAGCGCGGCCCCGGCGAACACGCACGATGTTTCTGTCTGTCCGAACAACGGCCCGTTCAATATTATTTTCACCGGAGGGGCCGTTGATGTCCAGATCATAGACGACTGCGGCAAGATGCTCTTCACCGGGGACATCACGGGACTTCGGTGGACCGTTCCGACCCGGCCCTTATATCTCCCCCATAATACCGTCTGGAGTTTTTACCACTTGGATGGAACAGCCCTCTCCAATAAGACGATCTCGCCCGAATTCTCCGATGCGGAGGTCGGTGTGCGCTTAACGGGGGAGGGGGTGATACATCTTAACGATGACGGAGTTGTGCGGCGCAGCAACCGCGCCTACGCGGGGGTCATCAACCTGCTTCCCTCTGCGGACGGGTCGATCCTTGCGGACGATATCTGGATGCTCGACCCCGCCATCTGTCTTACGGGATTGGGCTATACGCTCCCCATGAACGGCGTCCCAAAGGTCATTCGCGTCGCGGGGGTGACTGTCGGGTTTCTGTATCCCAATACGCATCTGCCCGAGGACGGCTGTACCAATCCAGATTCAGCCTTGTCGCTATCGACCATAAAAGACTTTGTGAAGAGCAAGTATAACAAAGACACCGGAGCGAACAATGAACTTTGCCGGGGGCAATTCGTGGCGGACCCCGACAGTACCCCGCATCTCGAAGAGGACGTTGCAACCGGTGGCGGGGGCGGGGGCCGCAGCATCACCTCTTTTGGGACAGACGGGAACGGGCTGCTCGTTTGGCATGACGGAGACACCCCGTTGACCGGGTCGGTGGTCATATCGAACGCCGCTCCCTCGGTCAATAACGGCACATACACGGTCATAGCGTCCGGCGGCGGCGGCGGTGCCTGCTACGCTTATTTCAGCCCGAGCGACAACCCCAACTGGCAGAACGCAAATCCGGGGACCGGGACGATCGCCCTGGCATAGGAGACGACGGAATGTCGAACTTCAAAAACCTGAACATCGCCGGCAAGAACGCGCCGGCCGACCCATACAAGGCGATACTGCTCCACCTCGCTACCGGGAAGATCATCGACCCGGCTGACGGCGGCTGGAAGCTGCCCGCGAATATTCCCGACGCGAAGCGCATCTCGTACGTCGAGGACGCGGACATCCCCGGCCGGCACTATGTCGCGGCGGACAATCCCATTTGGGACGGCCCGGCCTGGCCGGACGGCAAGGTGCAGATTTACTACTACGAGGGGGACGCGCTCAATTCCGTCCTCGGCCGCGAGATCGAGATCGAGGGCGATCTGATCGTCACCGTCCCCCTGAACGTCACCGCGGTGATCGGCGAGATCCCCGTGGGCGTGAAGGTCTCGACGACGTTCGACGCGATCCGTATGTCCAAGGGCGAGCATTTCGTGGTCACCAAAAAGATCATTGACCGATCGACCGGGCTCCCCAAGAACTGCGCCGGGTATACCTCGCAGTTCGGCGTCAAGGCGAACCTCGGCGACGCCGCATACAAAATAGGGCCCATCGCCGGGGTACTGGCAGAGGATGAGGACGGGACTCTTTCCATCTTCTCCTGGACCATCCCCACGCTGACGACCAAGAGCATGGCCCCGTTCTTTGGGAAATACGAGGTTGTGCTGTTCGACGCGCTCGGCGAGAAGACCACCATGACGCCTTCGGGCGGCCAGAGCTACCGTCTCCTGGAGGACGTGATCGATGTACCTTGAGTATGATACCGATCTCAAACACGCGATCCCCGAGGAAGACCTGATCGACCTCACGGACGACGAGAAGCTCCGACAGGTCGGCATGACGGCCGTGAACGACGGGATCCGCGACGCCTGCGCCGAGTTCGATTCGTATGCCGGGGTGAGATACGCGGTCCCGGTCTCCCCGGTCACGGATGAGATCAAGCGCATCGTTAAGGACCTCTGGAAATGCTACATGTACGAGCGCCGGCCCGGCAACGTTCCGGAGGACATCAAGCTCCTGCGCGAGCGGACGACCTCCACGCTGCGCGACATATCGAAGGGTCTGAAGACGCTCGGCGTCGACCCCGCTCCCGCGGCAACGACGCAGGGCTCCCCCGAGGTCAGGACCGGCGAGCGCGCTTTCACCCGCGGCAAGCTGGAAGGATTCTGATGGCGGAAGACAATACGCAGTTGGAAACCCTGAACCTCATCCAGAAGGCGACGATCAGGCGTCTCGAGGAGAAGGGGCTCGATGTCGGGAAGCTCGCGGTGCGCGGACAGAAGTCGAAGACCCTCGCCTCTCTGTCCGCCACGGCCTCCATCGCGGACGGGGAATTCAAGCGGCTGACCAACACCGCGTATAAGGCGCAGGTCAATATCTATCTGGTGATCAAGGTCACGAAGCGCAGCGACGAGGAGGAGCGGCGCGAGGTCATGAACCGCATCCTCCTGTCCGCGCTTCAGATCCTGGACATGCAGGACCTGGGACTCAAAATCGACCCGATCGCGCCGGTGAAGTTCCGGGAGTTTACGAGCGAGGAAGAGGCGCAGAACGGACAGATGCTGTACGTGGTCCAGTTCAAGACAGGGTTTACGTTGCGGAAGATGACCGACGACGAGATCGAGACCGATCTTCTCAAAGTGGGTTTGACGGAACAGTCCGCTCCGGGCGGAGAAGTTTCCACCGGGGCTGAAATTACCATCTCGTGATCAAGGAGGATGATGATATGAAGCAGTCAAGGGTTTCCGTTCTGTCCGTTTTTGCCGTTGTCCTGGCGGTCCTCTGCCTCTCGGCAGTGGTGTTCGCCGGCAGCGCGAACATCCAGTTCAACCAAGTGCCGTCCGGTATGAAGAAGCCCGGCGTGTACGTGGAGCAGGACCTCTCGCTCGCGGCCCGGTCGCTCCCGTCCATGGAGCGGAAGGTGCTCGTGATCGGCCAGCGCCTGGACGCGCGGGTAGAGCCCCGGATCTGGCAGGGCGGCACGCTGAACGACATGACCTCGTCCGGGAGCTACAACGGAACGACGATCAAACAGTATCGGGTCAAGATCGCCTCCGTGGGCGCGCCGGATCAGTATCAGTTCTCGACCGACAACGGGGCGACCTGGTCGGTCGCGGCCTCCCTGTCCGCCACGCCCGTGGAACTTTCGAACGGAGCGATGGTGAACTGGGGTTCGGTGAACGACCACGCGGTGGGCGACGAGTGGCGCTTCAAAGCCTACCCCGCCGGCACCACCGCCGAGGCGGTCCCGACGCAGGTGTTCTCGGATTCCCAGGCCGCGGCCGCGTTCGGCGCCGGGTCCACCGCGCACCTGATGGCGCGCGCCGCCATGCAGGCGAACCCTTACGTGAGTCTCACGGTGGTCGGACTGAACGACGCCGCGAGCAACGGGGTCGCCGCCTCCGGCACGGTCACGATCGCGAACAGCGCAACCGGATCCGGGTCGGTCCGGCTCTACGTGGGCGACCAGTACGCGGACGCGGTCATCGCCTCCGGCGACACGCCGACCAGGATCGCGACCAATCTCTCGAACGCCATCGCCGCCAAGAGCGACATGCCGGTGACCGCCTCGAACACGACCGGCACGATCACGCTGACGGCGAAGAACGAGGGCCTCTCCGGAAACGAGATCGGCCTGGGCTACGAGCTGACGCCGGGCATCGCCACCACCGTCACGCTCTCGCAGATGTCCTCCGGGGCCGTTAATCCGGATATTCAGACCGCGCTCACCTCGGTCTATGCGTCCCGATATCACCTGATCGTGACCCCGTTCAACAACCAGACCGATTTGGGCGCGCTCAAGACGCATGTGGAAACCGTCTCGAACGCGCTCGAACAGCGCGGGAGCGTCGGGATCTACGCGACCACCGGGACGCTCTCCGGGGCGACCACGCTCGCCGGCCAGATCAACTCGCAGCGCATCGTGAGCGCCTACGTCCGGTACACGTCGGGAACGTCGCAGCGCCGGACGCCGTCCTGGAACCTCGCGGCCATGACCGCGGCCACGATCGCCGCCGACCCGGACATCTCCGGCCCGGTCAAAAACCTCAATCTCTCGATCGCCGCGCCGGCCATAGCGGACCGGCTCTCGCGCTCCGAACAGGAGGCCGCGCTCGGCGCGGGCGTCGGACCCATCGAGGTCGGCCCGGGAGAAGCGCCCCGACTCGTGCGCCTGCCGCTCACCTACACGCTGGACACGAACAATCAGACCGTGTTCGTGGACGTGCATAAGGTATTCGGCCTGGACTACGTGCGCGACGCTGCCATCTCCGCGATCAGCGCCAAGGCCCCGAAAAAGATCGTGCGCGAGGGCGGGCTCACCACCGCGCAGATCCTCCGAAATATCGTATTGGACGTGGCCTACCGCTGCCAGCAGGCCGGGGTGCTCACCGGGGTCACGAGCTACAAGAACCAGTTCCTGGTGGAAGAGGACCTCCAGAACACGGGCCAGATGAACATCCTCATGCCGTCGCCGGTAGCGGACGGATTGTACGTGGTGGCGGTGAAACAGGTGCTGTATTAAATACGGGGGTCAGGGGTCAGGGGTCAGGGGTCAGGGTTTTAATCCTGTACTCTGAACCCTGTACCCTGCTCCTATTCTGTGGAGGTTTATCATGGCTCAAAGCGAATTTGTATCGCGTGTGGATGTCGCGATCGACGGCAAGCCGATCGAGGACATGAAGAACTTCAAGATCCTCAAGCGGACGCCCCGGAAGATGGTGGAACTGATGAAGAAGACCGGCTTCGTGAAGAAGACGGTGCGGCACACCTTTAGCCTGGACTACGTGGCGCCGGTCGAGAACCCGATCGACTTCGAGGGAATGGAGAACATTCCCGTCGCGGTCGCGGCCCAGGGCGGCAAAACCATCAACTACCTCGACGCTTTCGTCATCGAGGTGGGCGACGAGACGTTCGACGGCGAGAACGAATCCGTGCAGACGATCCTCTTCGGCGCGTCCGGCAGGGAGATCGTGTAGGTCCTAGAAACTATCAACCACCGGCGCCTCCGGCACACACGGTTAAAAGCCGTGTGTGCCCGGAGGGCACCCGTGTTTATCCGTGGTTAAGGAGTCATCATGTCAGTCATCGAAAAGCTGAAGGCGGGAAGCCGGCACATCAAGACCATCAAATACCCGGGC